AGTAGATGTAGTTAAAGAGCATACAATTCCAGTGTAACTCCCAGAATCTGTATTAGCTTGTATGATGTTTTGAGCCGCAGTAGCTGTGTAAACAGCTAATTTCCCATAAGTGGCTGGCGAAGTAGTACCAATACCCACGTTGCCGCTGGAGTCAATGGTCTGTCTGACATTACCAGCACCATCAGACAGCACAATGTAGCCGTTCCCTGTACGAATGTCTAAGCCACCTGAATTTCCTGAGTACCCACCAAGAATGACGTTGTTAACGCCCGTGGTCATAGAAAAACCTGAGCCAAAACCAGTGGCAGAATTCATGCCAAGAAAAGTATTTCCGTATCCTGTTGTAGAGCTATATCCAGCCTGATAACCCAAATAAACATTAGAATTTCCTGTTGTCGTGTTATACCCAGCCTGATACCCGACTGCAGTATTGTTAGAGGCTGTGGTGTTGTTAAACAAAGACCAATAGCCCAAAGAAGTGTTGTTGGAGCCTGTGGTGTTCAATATAGAAGAAGCACTTCCAACAGCGGTGTTGTAACTTCCGGTTGTAGTTTGTCGCAGGGCTTCAGTTCCAATTGCAGTATTTTCAATGCCTGTTGTTCCCTGCTTGTGCGCTCTGTAGCCCATTGCAACAATGTTTGTGCCAGTAGTATTTGTGTAAGCGGCCTCATAACCTACAGCAGTGTTGTTGGAGGCGGTGGTGTTGGAGTAGAGTGCTTGGTATCCCGAGGCGGTATTGTTTGCTCCCGTGGTATGCAAGTACATTGCTTGCCTACCAAAAGCCGAGTTGTAGTTGCCCGTATTGGTGTACAAAGCACCCGCACCAAAAGCAGAGTTTTCTTGTCCCGTCGTAGTGCTGTACAGGGCTAGTGCGCCGAATGCTGAATTTGCTCCGGGGCCTGATGTACTGCTGTATCCCGCTTGATAGCCCACGGCAGTGTTGTTTGAGGCGGTGGTGCTGTTTCGCAAAGATTGGAAACCAACGGCAGTGTTGCTACCGCCAGATGTATTAAATCCCAAAGAACCAGCGCCGACTGCAACAATAGAGCCGCCTGTTACGGCTGAATATCCGGGGGAATAGCCATCGTTGTCACGACCGCCAATGAAAGTGTTGTAAGTTCCTGTGGTGTTACCTTGTCCAGCTTGGTAGCCAATAGCAGTCAGCGCTGTTGCAGTGTTTGACTGCCCAGCGCCGTAGCCAACTGCGGTGCTAAATGAGGCTGTGGTGTTGGAACGAAGAGCAGAATTGCCAATAGCTACGTTGCTACCACCTGTTGTGTTGGTTGAAAGGCTGTCATACCCCAGAGCAGAATTACTTGACCCTGTGGTATTTGAAATCATGGACGTACCACCCACAGCGGTATTAAAATTAGCCGTTGTGTTTGCGGTCAATGCACGGTCACCAACTGCAACATGACCACCACCGCTGGTGTTTGCCGCCGCAGATAGGTAACCAACAAAAGTGTTGATGCCTCCAGTGTTTAAGCGACCTGATTGGTAGCCAAGTGCGGTAAGTCCCTCTTGTGTAGTATTTGAATATCCTGCCTGATAACCTACAGCAGTGCTTTTACCTGCTGTGGTGTTGGATAAGAGGGATTGATAACCGATTGCTACGTTACTTCCTCCTGTGGATAAATTATTAAGCGATTGCATACCAACCGCTACGTTTTGAGTTCCTGTATTGTTTGCCAGAGTTCCTGACCCATCCATTGCCCCAGAACCAATTGCCGTGTTACTTGCGCCAATAGAACTCTTAAACGCTTGATACCCTATAGCGGTTGTATTTGCGCCTGTTGCTAAATACCCAGCTTGAAAACCTACAGTAGTATTGTTAGCACCTGTTATATTTGTATAAGCCGCTTGATACCCGACTGCGGTATTGTTAGAGGCGGTGGTGTTTGCTTGGAGGGCTTGTCTTCCTACCGCCACATTAGATGCGCCAGTGGTATTTGAAAACAAAGTGCCAGAACCTATTGCTGTATTAAGTGTTCCCGAAGTGTTTAAGCTAAGGGAATTAAAACCAAAAGCATCATTGAACGCTCCAGTATTTACCGTCCCTAATGCACCGCTACCAACCACGGTATTGTTGGCAACAGCACCAGCACCTAGTCCTACGGTGAGTCCTTGGATGACCGCACCAGCAGTTAGCGTGGAGATACCTGTCACACCCAAAGTAGTAGATGCTGTGAGCGAGGTGAATGCACCAGTTGATGCTGTGGTAGCACCAATGGACATGTTGTTGATGGTTCCAACACCTGTTGATGTCAGAGCAAGAGTAGGTGTGGTACTAGCCGTCAGCGTAATCAGGTTTGTGTATGCTACGCCGTCTGTGTCATAGGCGGCAAGAGACAGAGTATTGGTTGCTGTCTTTGCTGATTTAAGCTGAGTGCCTGTGACATAGGACGCTGTTTGAGTGATGGTGTCAGTGTCGGCATCGCCAAGGGTGGTGTTGCCATTTAAAGCTACAGCACCAGAAAAATTAGCAGCGGCTGCTGTAATTGTTCCTGTTAATGTTGGACTAGCCGACAACACCATGTTGCCTGTACCTGTCACTGCATTACTTAATGTGACACCACCATATGTCAAAGCTGCTGACAGAGTGGTGGCTCCAGTAACACCTAGTGTGCCACCAATAGAAGCAGCACCAGCAAGATAGAAGTCTTTGAATTTTAAAGAACTTGTGCCTAAGTCAACAGTGTTAGTAGTCCCAACACCAAGAACAGAGGCAGAAATTGTTACATTTTGCGTAGGGCCTAATGCAAGAATGGGAGCACCCTCTCCAGCAGTACCATCATGGTTGTGGCCTGTAGAAGAATTAAAGGCAGCTTGAATACCATCAAACTCCCCATCTAAATCAGCAGCATTAATAACATTACCGTCAGCAATGTTATTAATAGTATCTACTCTTGTATATCCTGCCATATTATTTCCTTAATAAATGCCTAACAGTTTTACCACATTATCGTCTGTCATGCGTGGAATATTCCAGCGTGGCAGCGTCCAGCGAAAAAGGAGGGTCTATACCGTCTGATACAAACTGCAACGAAACAGAAAAACCAGAACCAATTGTCTGTGTTTCAAACAACTTTTTCAGCTTTGTTCCATATTTTGTTGTTCCATATTTAGCTGTACTGGTTCCATAAAATCCTACACTTCCACTAGTTGTATTAGACAATGTAATAGTTTCTGGTTGTATGCTTCCAAAGTCATCAAAGTCAAGCTTCAAATTAACTGACATATTTACAGAGCCTTTTGGATCTGTATATAAAAACAACTTATAAAAAGTCTTTCTAACCCTCGGATCATTAATTGGAACATAGGGAGTAGCAAAACTAGCTAGAATATTAGCGCCATCAAAACTATTTCCATTTTCCATCTGATAGACATATCCATCAGAATGAGCAAAAACAATAGTTTCTATTTGATTAATATAATTACTATCAGCTACATAAGCTTTAATACCCACTGTCTCAGCCCAAGAAATGGCACTGGTGTTATCCCCTACCACTTGTGTTCCTAATATTCCTTTAGCACTATCAGCCGTAACTGAAGCATTATACCCTAAAATCCTATACTGAGACTTCTGTTTAATAATTACACTAGCAAAACTACTACTAGAAGAAATAAGAGCAGTGGATTCTGCTTGGATGGTTTTAGACACCACTCCTAAGTTGAAGTCCCCAGTTCTGTCTGTTGCGCTAAGTAGTCTTAAACCTTCAGGGCCTAAGAACATAACGTCTCCACCTATCTCTTGTATGGTGTCTGTAGCTACACAGCCTACATTCCTTGTAATTGGTTGAAGATTAAAGTCTGCTGAAGTGTTTCCTACAAGCTGACTAATACTTCTTTCAGTAAAAATAATTAAGGCTTCTCTAAAAACAATGATGCCTGTTATAGTGGCTCCAATGTTTATAACCCCTGCTCCATTAGCTGCTGTAAAGTCAGTGTCTGTATAAGGAGAAGAGAAGATAAGCTTGTCATCGTTTGCAAAGAATAGTTGATTTTTGTGGAACACAACAAAATCAGCACCTACTAAATCACTGTTGTTATCAATAAAAGCAAATGTAGTATCATCCCATATAAAGGGATAGTTGACACCATCAACACCAACAATCTTGTCAGTGCTGTTTATTCTATATTTAGAAGTTCTTACTTTAATGCCATCACTATATTTAGCCGTTAACCAAGTGACGACTGCGTTGTCAGCAGGACTACTAGCTAAGGCAGGGTTGATAGCTAATGTAGCACCACCACTAGTAACAGTGGCATCTGCTGTGACAGTATATATTTTCTCTACACCAGCAAGAGTGAATGTATCTCCCGCCTTAGGAACATCTGTCAAACCATCCACTACTAAGCTACTTCCTGTTTGACCAGCACCATTAACTAACACTGTACCGTAAGAAGGAATATTAATCTTTGTCCAACCACTACCTATAGATTTATAAATTTCGTTGTTTCTACAAGCAATGATAGTGTCTTCCCACGCTGCCACACCTTTCATAATGCCTGTATGAGAAGTAAAAGTTACAGCAGCTTTATCAGCAGGACTACTAGCCATAGAAACTGTAAGTGTTAACGTCACTCTCTTATTGGTGCTGTCAAAAGAAACACCAGCACTAGCCACTGTATATGTCCCTGTGACACCAGCAATGGTGAGTGTGTCTCCAGCAACAGGGGCAGTGTATATGTTTCCTAATACAAGCGTTGTTCCTGTTTGACCACTACCATGCACTTTAGGTAAGCCATAAGCAGGGACAAAAGCACTGTCATATTTATCAAAACCTTCTATTCTTTTATAACCACCATCAGTGGAAGGCTCAAAGTTTTTTAATAGACGAGCACTCCCCGGAGCATTAATGCCTTGCTGTAAAGGAGACAGGTTGGAAACAAGTCCCCCTTTAAATTCAAAAGCATATGTTTGCCAAGCGTCTGCCATCAATTCACCCTATCACCAAAAGCAGAAGTTCTAGAAGTAGCAAGCATACCTGATCTCATGTATGAGTAACGATTAACTAGCATGGTACGCATACGTTTAACACCTTCTTCAAACTTACTCTTAGCCAAAGAAGAAGCTTGTTCATTACTTCTAAACAAATAAGCATAGTGCATAGCACCATCAATAATTACATGTCTAAATCTTTCAGGAATAGAAGGAACATCTGAAAATAAAGACAGGTCTACTGGTATTCTGTAATATTCGTAATAGACAGTGTATGCATCTTTAGGTGCAGGAACCATACCAAACTCTAAGCTGGGGGCATGAAAGACAAAAGAAGGAACATCCCGTTTGCTTGTGTCTGCTGTATATTCTTGATCAATATATTTAGACAAGTAGTCTTCATATGAAAGAATAGTTAGCTTTTGTGTTTTATTGTTAAATGTTGTGCTTTCTTCAATACGGAAAGTATCAAAGTCTATGGTGTTGGCATCAGTAGGAAAAGCATATCGAATAGTTCCCGCTGTCAGTGTCTCTTCTGCCAATACATGGTTGAAAGGCCACTCATGGTGAATGTGGTTGATGTCTCTAATGGCAGCATTCACTGCATCTTTATTATGTGCGTAGAAACCAACAGCCGTTGGGAAGTTACTAGAAGTAAGCTCAACTTCATTGAGCCTTCTATTCACTTCATTAACTAGATCAAGAAAATTATATGCCATTATTGTTCCTTAATTCTCAATCTAATAACACGCTCAGCTACACTACCACTACTATCAGACATATTACAATAGATTTTATATTCAGTATTGTTTGTACCTAAGCCTAAATTAATTGTAGCCACCCCACCACTAAT